CGATTCGCGAGACGGATCGACTCGGTTCGAGCGTATGCCTTGAGATCCTCGCCGTGCTTGTCGAAGTTCACCGGAAGAGCCTTCATCTTCTCAAGCGTCGTCTTTCCGAGGATGATCCCTGCGGCGAGCGAGTCTTCGAGATACGGTCGAAGCGCGTCGACGATGTCCTTTCGCCACTTCTTCGAATCGAGAAGAGACTGCACTTCTGCGGCGAGTTCCTGCGTCGGCGCGTCCTCCTTCGCAATGCGTTCGAGGACGGCCTTGACTTGTCGATCGAAGATGCGACCGACACTCTTCCCGAGTTCATCCTCGCGCTTCGTGATCTTGTCGAACTCCTTGAGCGCGTCCTTGCCGAGATCCTTCGTGAGAACGTGCGGAGGCTCGATCTCGTCGGCCTCGATCATCTTTGTCCAGAGATCAGAGAGCATCGACTTCTTGGGCTTCATCGCCGGAGCAGCGTTTGCCTTCGGGTCGCTCGAATTCGCATAGATGAGATTCACCGCATCGGAGATCGGTAGTTTCGATTCCTTGCCCGAGTCATCCTTCAGCGTGACCGTCGTTCCGGTCGCCGATGGCTTCCATGCTGTCATCTGGTAGCCCATCGCGCGAAACGCATTCTCCGCGACATCGATCGTGATCCGCGAAGGCTTCGCAGGGAGTTCGACCGAATGCGACTGCGGCTTTGCCATGCCTTCCGCCGGAGGAGATCCCTTCGCAGGCTTCGACGAGCGAGGCTTCTTCGGAGCCTTTGGCTTGTCGCTCGAAGGCTTCGATTCCTTCGGAGCAGAAGACGATTCGCTCGATCCGCCTCCGCCGCTCGATCCTCCGCAAGTGTTGCCTTCCTCGAAGCCTTCTGAGCCGACTCCACAGTTCTTTCCGTCGATGCAGTCGATCTCCTCTGCGATGGCTTCGAGTGCCTTCATCCAAGCGTCGTCGATCGAAAGGCCTTCGAATGGATTGCACGATCCGCATCCGCAGGCGCATTTCTTCTTCCGCTCCGCGTTGCGCTCGCGCTCGCGATCGAACTCCTCGATCTTGCGCTTGGCCCATGCGAAGCCGTCGTCGCCGCCCCATCCGTACCACGCTTGCCATCCCTTGCCTTGCTCGTCCCAAGTGGAGCCTTGCTTGTCGACCTCATGACGCTCGAAGTACGCGGCCATGCGGCGGATCGTGTCTTCAGAGAGACGAACTCGATTCATCAAGTCGCGAGCGCGAGCGATTCCGACTGCGGTCATTCCTCGTTCGCTCTCTGGCTTGCGAGCGCGAACTTCGAGAGCGCGGCGAGCATTGTCGGCCACCGACTGCGGAGGCCGCGTGTCGATATCGCCGATTGCCTTCGTCTCGATCTCATCAATCGCCTTTCCTTCGGCGCACATCGAGTAGGCGATCGCGACTGCCTGATCCTGCGGATAGCCTTCCGCGATCAGTTTCGGAATCTTCTCCGAGACACAATCCGAGAGCGCGTCCTTCTGCTCTGGCTGTGTCGGAAGCATCGGAGGCTCCTCGATCTCGTTTGAGGCATCCAGAGGCCCAGTGAGGCCGTCCGGCGCACTCGAAGCCATACCGAGAGGAGCGGCAGGCGCAGGGCCGCCGAGAGGCTGTCCGTTGACGAGAAGCGCATCGGCCATCGGATCTTCGACTGGCTCCAGACCCTCGCGCATTCGCGCCTCGTTCGCGGTCATAATTCCGCCTGCGACCATCGAGCGGAGTTTCTCGAATGCGAATCGCTCATCTTCGGAGACGGGGTTGTCATACGCGAGGAACGCATCCTCTTCGATGTTGAAGAGAGGCAGAAGATTCTGATTCAGCGTCTCCTCATCCATGCGGAGCAGCGGAAGAATCGTCGTCTGCTTCCATGACGCAAAGCCAACCGTCGCGCTCGCGAGATTCGGATCGTTCGCCTTGAGCATCGAGACGGGAACGCCGAAGACTGCGGCGATCTCTTCGACGATCTGCTCGCGGCCTGCGAGATCCTTCGGAGGGAAAGAGAGAGGCTTGAGGTCGATGTCTGCCGTCGTCGTGAGAAAGCGTCCGGTGCGCTTCGATCCGCGAAGTTTTTCGTCGATCGAGACTTCGAGTCGTTCGAGTTCGTCGTCGTGTGCAGGCGACTTGACGACGAGGAGATAGTCGGGCCGCGCCTTGTTCGCGAAGAACGCGACATCCATCTCGTGGATGGCTTCGTTCGCCATGATCGCGCCCCAAGCGGCCTCGACCTTGCCGATCCCGTAGTACATATCCGCCGGATTAGGTCGCTTGAAATGGATCACTTCATCAGGCGCGTATGTGTTTTCGCGCTTCTGCTCTTCGGTCGCGCCGTAGCGATATTCCTTGATGAAGTCTTCGCCTTGCTGACCGGGGACGACTTCGACAAATTGCGAAGGCATATTCCAGAGTTGCACCGGAACGCCGAGACGCTGATCGATGACGGGATGCACGTACGCATTGCCTGTCAACTCTCCGTACAGAACGCGGAGAACTGTCGCGTCGAATCCGTTTTGGTATGGGTTGACCTTCGAGAGCAACTGAAGGATCGGATGCGCGTCGTCGACGACCTCGAAGTCGTCGCCGTACTCTGCGGCCTTCGTGAGCGCGTATCGACTCGGCCGCTCTTCGAGTTCTCCGAAGAGATATGCCTTCGTGCGCCGAGATGCCTTGCGAGTATTCCAGAGTTTCGTCGACTGGCTCTTGTTCCGAACGTACAAGCGAAGAGGCTGACTCGCGACAGCGACGGCGTTCAAATTTGCCGCTGCGTAGATCCATGATCGGTACGCATTCACGGCGGAGCGATAGTCAAACGGTGAACGCTTCGCAGGCTCGCCGCGAAGGATCGTCATCGAAGAATTGAAGTACTTCTCCGGAGTGAATGCCGCTTTGATTCGTGCGAGTAGATTCATCAGATAACTTTCACCATGAGAGGCCTTCGCGCTCGACGCGCGAGGACTGCGAGCGCGAGAGCGCAAACGCCGTCGTCGTGTCCGACTGTCGCCTCATAGGAGACGTTCCTTCCTGAGTATCGGAAGCCAAACGACTCAAGTTCACTCCGAAGCCAACCATCGGGAAAGCGGATGTCTGCAGTCGAGATCGCGATCTGAAGGCCTTCCATGAGTTGCTGCTTGCTCTGGCTTGTAAATTTGAAGCCTTCGGTTCTTCGGCAGACCTTGCGAAGATCTTCGACGATCGGATCGCCGACTCCGGTCGAGTCGATCTGCGCCGGAGCGTTGCCGATCATCTTTGCGAGTCGCTCGCGCGTGACGTTCCAAGGAGCCTGCCATCTTTCGAGCCGACAGACGCGGCCCTCGGCATCGAGGCCGACTGCAACTGTCCAGTCTTGGCTCTTCGCGAGGTCGACTCCCCAAGCCTCTGGCGTTGCCGTCGACATCGGCGCGATGCAAGCGCGGATCGCATCGAGGCCGAATGGATTGCCTCCGTCCTCTGCGGGAATCCCTTCGAGTTCCTGATCTGCGATCGCCTTCGGCAGAGTCGCTCGCATGGCTTCTACTTCCGCAGGATCAAGAAACGGATTCGACATCGAGCCGATTCGGAACGCGGCCCAAGTGCCTGTAGTGTCTCCTTCCGCTTCAAGGAAGAGACGGTGGAAGTCGCCTGTACCTTTCGGCGTTCCGGCGAATATCGCGCTTCCTTTGCGATCTGCGAGAGTCGGTCGAATCGCCGCTCGCCAGATGTCAAGAAGGCCGACGACAAAGCCTGCCTCGTCGATGGCCACTCGATCGTAGAAACGGCCTCGGCCTGCGTCAGCGTCTTCGAGCGTCCAGAAGTCGATCGTGCCTCCGGTCGAGAGTTCGATGCGCTTCTCGACTCGATCGTGCTTCGAGATGAGAGGCAGGAGAGCGCGTTCGAGATCGCGAACTGGCTCGGCAAGGTACTTGTACGAAGGCGCAAACCATGCCGTCCGCCTGCCTCGAATCGCATCGTTGAGAATGACGAACTCTTCGAACTTTGTCTTTCCCCAACGGCGACCGATCTCAAGCACGTTGAATCGCCGCAGTCGACGGAAGACATCGAGTTGCGAAGCATGAAGAACCGACTCTGGAGTTGGAACGCGAATCTTCACGCGCTATCCGCGAGCCGAGGCTTCGGAGCCTCGAACGGCTCGATCGTGACG